ATGAAACTCGAAGAAATCAGCCACCTTGAAGCGCTCGACACCCGAACGCTCAGGGAAATCCAGGAAACGAACCGTGTCGCTGTTCGCAACCCAACCGTTTACCTATTATTGAAAGAAATAAGCCGTCTGCGTGAGGTAGTCCGAGAAATTAATCGCGGCTACGCCTCCATGCGCACAGTATGGCGGGAAGATGTCGGCGGCGAGACTGTCGGCATGCACCATATGCGAATCGCGTTGGCGCGAGAAATGAATGTGTACGGGCCGCCGAAAATGCCGTGGGAGGACGAAGCCAAAGAACGCTCACTGCAACAAAGGGATGAACGGCGATTTATGGAAAATATAAAGGTACTGGACAATGTGCGGAAGAATCAGACAGGCAACTGAGCCAGACGAGTACTTTGCGACGATTTTCACGGATATGAGCAAGGTGTTCAAGTTGGAGCCACCCACGGCGACTGAGAACGTCCCGCCAGGCTCGAAACCGTACGTCATTCACACGCTGACTGGCGAACCGGTCATCAGCCGCTGGCACTGGGAGTATGTCCCGCCATGGGCCAGTAAGGCAAAGGCCTATGGGAATGCCACCATTGAAAAGATCATGAACGGCAGCCGGTGGTGGGCCGGGCCGCTCAAGCACGGCAGAATGATCGTGCCGGCAGACGGGTGGTATGAATGGACCGGAGAGAAACCCAATAAGCAGCCCTGGTATATCCGGCCCCACGATGGCAAGCCGCTTTGGATGGCGGCAATATCTGGCTGGCGCCCGGATTTAGCATGGAATGATTCGGAGCGGAAAACCGGCTTTGCTATCGTGACAGAGGAAGCCGGCAAGGGCCTGGTCGATCTGCACGACCGCAGGCCGATTGTGCTGACGCTTGATGATGCTTTGGAGTGGATGGACCCTGCCACCACCACGGATCAGGCCAAGCAGATTTTGACCACACCACGGCCTGAATTGGCGTTTGAGTGGTATGAAGTGACGAAGAAGATGGGGAATTCGAGGTACCAGGGAGAGGATTCGGCGGAGCCGATTTATAATCAAATTCAACTTAAAAGAATAGATAATTAAAATGAACAAAATAAAATTTTCAACGTTAGAATGCGCATATCTTATATCGAATTTGATCCCGATAATTGGAGCAATATTAGTATTTGCGGCAATTCCTGATTTTGATGAGAACGCTTTTAATACTATTGGGTCAGCAATGGTGATTGTAGGTACGATTCTTTCAGTGGCATTGGGCTGGCTGTTGCTTATAGAATCAAAACGCGAAATTTCAGAAAATAACCGTGTTGCACGCGAGGCGCAGCAATCAGCAGCGATAGCAAATTGGCGTGCGGAAAATCTAAAAAGAAATTTGGCGTGGCGCAATCTCAACAAAGATCAGATAGATATATTTATTGAGGCTCTCGAGGAATTGCCTAGAGAATCACGCACGCCCGTAACAATCCAGTTTATGAGTAATGACACAGAAGTCGAATTGTTCAGACGCACCCTTTTTCGAGTTATTTCAGAGGCCGGTTTTGAGGTTGCCTGCGAGCCTTTGGAGGGAATCGCGGTCGGAACAAACATAAATTTACGATTGAATCGTGTGAATCAAGCGATACGTGATGCGTTCTTGAAAGCTGATGTTCCGTTCACGGTAGAAGATTACGATGATGCATCTGAATCACAAGAAACAGTAATTACAATAGGAACGCAACCTCCAGCAGATGCCTACATAACTGGTGTGGGGTTTAACTCTAACGCAGACCCACAGTGGCATTATTCTTCATAGCCCAGTATATTGCCCGACCAGCTCAAAAACAACCAGATAAATTACATTAAGATGAGATATAAAAATGCCTAAGGAAGCAGTCAAGACAATAAAATTCGATTCAATTGTTAAATTATTTGATTTTATGTCTCCTTGGGTGCAAGCTGACCTTCGATCAGGAATAGAGTTTAGGCATTTTGTCTTCAGAGGTCATAGCAATTGCCGCTACAAATTAATTCCAACAGCACTTCGCGACGACGGGCCTGAAAAAATTTGGCTGGCAGCCCTAATATCCACAGATAGCAAACTAGAAATCGTTAAAGACTCAAGGCTGTTCGATACGCTCGCTTCTCACGTGTCTATGGAATACCGAGTCATCCGCAATTTTTATAAATTGGCCGATCAATACGGTTTACCGTTACCAGAGCACGAACAACTCCGCAGAAACCTAACTAGCAGCCACGATGCTTATGGGCTTTATACAGACTATCCTGAAAATTGGATTCCCGATAATTTGCTTGAAATTACTGCGTTAGCTCAGCATTATGGTCTGCCTACTAGGTTACTTGATTGGTCCTATGATAAATACATAGCATTATTCTTTGCCTTACAAGGCATAGAGGATTCCGAGGGCGACGCTTGTATATGGGCTCTGGATAAGGAATATGTTTCTGGAAAGCGGTATACGGACGATGACACTGGAATTAATTTTGTAACTCCGTCATATTTCGGCAACCCCAATCTAAATGCACAGAAGGGCTTGTTTACCCATATTCCGGTAGAGCTGCCGCAACTAACTAGGACAGCAACCCATGGAGTTAAAATACCCGCAGCGCCAATCGAGAGAAAATCGGTAGATGAAGTAATAAGGAATCTCCAACACGACAGGAACACACCAATACTACTCAGGCTCGACTTTCCAAAATCTGAAAGAGTTGCTGGGCTGCGTTTATTACATGAAATGCAATATTCCCACGCGAGATTATTTCCCGGATATCAGGGAGTCGCTGATGAAATTCAATTTTTGGGCCGCAATCGATTAATTCCAAACGACTACAATCTAGTGTTCGAAAGCCCCAAGAAATAAAGAGGCTATTCACTCGATATCCTTCTCAATGTCAAATTTGTCTTTATCTGCAATAATAGATCCGCTAAATTCCTGCGCGACAGTGCTACCACTGCTTTACGACAAAGTCATGCTTGACCTTGCACTCATAGAACCTGGTGATCGCATCCCCGAGCGCCAGCGCGACCGAATCATACGCAGCATCTGCCGGCGGCTTTGGCTCCACGCATTCAGTCATGCCGCCCGGTAGCGGTGGACGGGTAGAGATCGAGGATTGAGCGCAGCCGGCCATCAGTGCCGACGCAATCAATAGGGTTGATGCGCATTTCATTTTGATATGCCTCTATGAAGGTCGAGAATTTGGTTTTCAGCCCGTCCAAAATCGGCTGCGCTGTCTGGCTGGCGGTCAACAGGTCGGTAGCCGCTTTCTTGTATTTTTCCAAGTCGGCGACCTTTTGCTCCTGTACGGCATCGGAATAGCCGGATCGGTACTGGATGGTGCCATATCCCCAAGCGGCCAACACGACCAGGCCGGCGGCCACCGCATACCCTTTCCATCCTATAAGCCAGCTCAGCATAGGACCCCCTTCGAACGAGCCAGGAGCGCCTTGCGATCATCCAGCCCGTTCAGGCCCCCGTTATAAAGTTTGGTGACAAGCGTCACATCATCAGCATCTGCGGCCGGCTGTATGCCGCGCTTCCACCAGAAATAAGACGCTGCCCGCGCGCCGTACTCGGTGTCACTGCGCATCAGTTCCGCCGACCTGCGTATTTCCACCCCGAGGCCGTCGGCTGCGTCCTGGTGATTTGCCCGGCCTGTCGTCTGACCCGGCCCTGATCCCCGAAAGTCCCAGCCGTCATTTGATTGTGTGTTTCCGAGATTCTCACGACCCCAGGCACCTCCGTAAACAAAGTTTGCCAAGGCCTGCGGATTGCCGACCAGACGACTGGCAATCTGGGGCGTAAGTCCGTTCCTGTCTCGGAAAACCGCAATAATTCGACTTGCGCTGCGATAAAACAGACCTTCTTCCGTTTGCGTAAATCCCGTAGATTCGTGCCCCAGCTGGGCGATGTAATGAGCCATTCGCAAAGGAGAATACACATTGAACTCATTGAACCCATTCAGGATCGGCCCATACCACTTATCAGCCAGCGCAGCAGAGATACCAGCAGCGCGCTGAAATTCATTCTTCGTCATCATTCTTCTTGACTCCAAGCCAGTCGCGCAATTTTGATTTCATGACGCCCGGCAACATGACCCGTGACAGGTCGAGAAAATAAACGCCCAGGAAACCAACGATCACCCCAGCGCCCAGGTAGGCAAAGGGGTGATATTTTTCCGGGTCGAACCAGTAAGTTGTTGTGGAGACGGCGGCCACCACCGAGATACAGAAATTGGTAATGGATTCGCCAATGGGGTTTTTATCGTCGTCGGTCGTGTAAAACGCTTTCAGGCCGCCAAGAGCGCCGCCCGCTATAGACATCCAGACGTGTACAGTAAATAGTTCATGCATCACGTCCCCATGCGTTTAGATTTCTCAATAATGCTGATCCCGACAACCAGGTTGAAATAGGCGAATAGCAGATAGAGGGACATGGCGGGGATCAACGGTGGATAGGCTCCCCAGAACTCTACCGCCGTCATGAACCAGGCCAACGCGCCGCAGACCATCACATAGCCTGCGATGAAGCGCAGACGGCTGGTTTTGCGCAGTCCGGCCAGCGACAGCACGAACATTCCCAGGTAAATACAGGCATACAGCCACGAAGGCCATTCAAAGCCCCGGTATGTGGGCAGACCGAACAAACGCTGGTCCAGAAAAAGCGTCAGCGCCCATACGAGGTACGCGGCCGCATTGAACATTTCCCATGGTCGAGACTTGATGAGGTCGATCTTGAGTAGAAACAGATTGACAAAGAACATCGGGAAGCGTTTCATTTGGCGCACTCCTTGTACATGCGGATGACTGTACGCTGCCAGGCGCTGACCTGCGCTGGTTGCCACTCTGGGTTGAAATCTGGAAGTGTGGGGCAATCACGCAGAACTGTGACCGTCTTGGTTCTGGTAACCTTTTTGATTTTCTCCACCGGCACGGCAATGATCTTGTACCGATCAATTGGCTGCGGTGCGCTGCAGCCGGCCAGAACGACCGACAGAGCGATAACCGCGGCCCTCATTTGTCGATCTCCTGCTGAATGGCATTCTTTTGCTCTGTGAATATTTCGTTGGCGCTTTTTGCCGCTTGATTTGCGGTGTTTGCTGCCCGAATCGACCGGAACGCAGCCGCCGAGCACATGGTCGCCACCGGGGCCATGGCCAATGAGAAGCCATCGCGGAGCGCCTGCACATCAGCCTCCTTTTCCGCCTTGAGCTGGGCCCGCAGCTTTTCAATTTCCCACGACCGGGCGGCCATCGCCCCGATCCCCATAAATGCCACACAAAGCAGCGGTATCAGTAGTCGTCGCATAGTAGCGGCTCCAAAAGAAAACCCCGATCGAAGCCGGGGTAATATACGGGTTTTTCCGAGGCGGCGTTTTGTAAATTGACCGCCTCACTCCCAACGTGCTAATTTGAACCCGTGTGCAGTTCTCAGCGCGAAGGGAACCCACTGCGCACCGCCCCGGCTATACTCCCCGGGGCGTTTTAGTAGTCAGAACGAGAGCTGCTGATACTGTCGACGCATCTGAGCATCGGATTTAGCAATGCCATCCCAGACAATCAGCTTTTGCAAGGTACACCCTGATCCTCGCTGCGTATCGGTGCCATTAATCAACATGCCAGGCCGAATCCGCGAAAGCGGATAACCCATTGCATCGGCATCCGCAACGGTAACTATCTGCCCGTCCTCCCCGACAATACTGAATTTGCCACTTGCCATGCGGCATGAAAATTTCAGAATGGAGCCAGGCTTGTAAATCCCCAACCCCGGCAAGGAGGCTGTGCGCAGCGTTCCGTTGTTAACCTTCTGCCCTGCTACAGCGGCAAATGGCGAACTACCAGCGGATGAGCCGAAACCCACCCAAACAAAATTTTTATTGGTTAGATCGTCTGCAGAAAAGACATAGACCGATTGGCCGTTAAACCCCTTCAAGACATCGGGCATACGGATTTCCATATAGGCGGTCCACTCGGCGGAAATTGCCGTTGCGACTACCTCGCCAGCAGTGGGTGAAGCGGTGCCAATGCTTTTCGGACCCTCGATCGGTCCAGCAGTAGCCTGAAGCATGCCGATTTGAATGTCTTGAGCAACGCCCACGTATGATGCGCCGGGCAGCGTCACAGCGGTCGGGATAATGGCGAGATCGATTGAATAGTCATCTGTGGCACCACGTGCGCACGAAAGCGTACACAGGTAACTACCATCCGCGTAAGGCACGCAATTTTGTGTCGTATTGCCTCTGCCCATCATAGTGACCGCACCTGACTCCAAATCAAAATTGGCAAAGGTTTGCGTTACGCGCCCAGGTATTGCTATCTGCAAAAACTTTCCTGTGCCCGCTTTGGCCACTATCTGATAGGTTGTAATGTTGGCCGCAGACGACATTGCGCCAGCCTGAGTCATTGACAATTTATGTTCAGACTCAGCTGTAGACCGAGTCAGTGTAGTCATGCCGATCGGATCAGTATTGACAGAGGCGGTCACGCCGGCAGCGGTCCAGTTGGACGAAGTAAAATTGAAGGGCTGAGCGACCAGATTGGTAATCGACTCTTCCAACAGCAAACCCAAACGATCCCCTGTAGTTGGGTCGTACGGAAAAGCAGGCGCGCCGGCCGGCACCTGCTCTAGGCCGTTCTCTCCAACGATGTACTTGCTGGAAGTGCGCGCAAAGTTGATGACGTCGGATAGCGCTGCTTTTCGGCCGGACTGGTTGATATACAGATCATTCACGCAATCGATATAGGTCGTTGCATCATTAGGCATAGGCGCATATGCGCCTGGCAATTCTGCGGGGTCGCCCGTGAAAACGACATCTGAAGTAATAACGACTGACATTTTTTAAACTCCTGGATTAGTAGAGATACCTGGATTATTGGAAACCGTGACCGAAGCATCGGCGTTGGGAATATCGATAGCGCTTGAGGGATTCGGGCCTATGAACTGGTTGTTGCTCACATCGAACTTGGAAATAGCAGCGGTGCCGGCGAACATTTGCAGCTGCGTCGGCGTCTCTTGAGTATCCCGAACAGAATTCGCAAACATGCGACCCGACAATACAATTGCGCTAGCACCCGCACGCACAGCAATGCCGTTGTTGCGTAAGAAGCGGTTCATCGTGATATCCAGATCGGGGTACACGCCCGATTCGATATGCACGCCAGCGCCTTGATTATCTACAATGTCGTTGTTAGCTATCCATTGATCCGGCACCATATTTACACCTGCGGTCAATGTAATACCCGCGCCGCCGTTATGAGCAATTCGGTTTCCGTCAAACTTGTATCCGCCAGGCGTGGCCACCTTCTGCGCATCGTAAAGAACGCCGTGCTGGCCGTTTCGCAGAACCTGGTTGTTCGCGAAAACACCGCCATGGCCAGGCTGTGGCCGACCTTGAGAGTCAGGGTTAAGCGTGCCAGAATCTGCAGCAAACCCCGCATTGATATTGTCGTTTAACTGGTTACCTGTAAAAATCGCGCCGGACAACCCGCAGTCGCCGATACCATCATGGTTTCGCAAGCAAATGTTGTTTGCCACAATAATCTGACGAGACTGGTGCACAGACGCTTCAGTGCGCTGTTGTTCGAAGAAAATGCCGTAGTTCTTATTGCCAGTGCAGATGTTCCCGATAATCAGTGTGGGTTCATCCTGACCCACTCCGGATCCCACGCCGATCCCTGCATTGCCGGGATCGCCCACGCTTCCTAAGCGACCATTGTTCTCATACCGGCCATCCAAAATCGAGCTTCCGTTGACGAAATCGCTACCCATGCCCGTGGCGCCAGTGTCATGAATGTAATTGCGCATAAACATGCAGCGCTGGAATTGGCGTATAAAAAAGCCTTTACATGCCACATTCTGTTCTGAATGCATTTCGCCGCTAATTTCAATATCTTGGAATAGGCAGTTCTCCAACCACCCACTATTGTCTGGGGTATAGAACGCCGGTCGATTACGCATTGGAAAAAAGCGCGTAACCCCATATCCTGCGCCAATAAAATGAATATTGCTCTGTGGCAGAATGCCATACGAGAGAAGCCAATCACCCGGCATATATAGTGCACCGCCGTTATATTTTTTCTTCATTTTGGCGATCAGGGCGTTGATCTCGTTATCTTCAGGGTTTTTCCCATTACCCTTCAATCCAGCGTCTTTGACGACATCGACAATCAGATCATATTTATACAGTTTCTCAATATGCTTTTGAAAGCGATTAAGCATTTCGTCCAGCGGCCTGCTGTTCGTGCCCGACAGATAAAACTTGGCGTTTGCGTCAATCATTTGAAACGCCGCTTTCTGAGCATTGGTCATGATCGAAAAATAGGGGCCATATTGAAACTCGCTCGTTTTCTCTTTTTTTAATTGCCGGATCTCGTTCTTCAGTCCTTGGATGATCTGCTGAACCGATTTACCTTCGGATTTCGTAACGTATAAATGGCCTTTATCGTCCATGCTGAGCATGTTCGATGCATCCGGATCTTGAACAGTCATCTGCTGATCGGCGCCATCGTGTCTTATTCGGCTACTTACCGTATCCACAGATTTGACCCAAGCGCCTGCAACTGGAGAGTAGCGACCATTTTTATCGGGATCGGGATCGTGTAGAACCTCAGCGATATACGGAGGATCTGGAATCGGTGTGGCGAGCAAATCGGCCTCTGTGTCGAAAGGCTTGCCGGCTGAAACGGCCATTTTATTAATTGCACCTGTCAAGGTTAAGACAGTGTCACCGCTGCGTGTTGTCGTCGTGTCTTCCGGCGAATTTGCTACGTCATCGACGGTCACAAGATCTCGAGCCGCATCATCAAATTGTTGATCGGTAGGAATGGCCATTTCGTTCTTCCATAAAAAAAGCCCCATTTCTGGGGCCTGAGTTGATATAAATAGGGTGTCAACCAATCACCGACTCTTTGGGCGGTATCGGCTCGAAATCTGCGGTGTAATATGAATCCGAATAATTGATCCCTGTGACCTTTACGTACTTCTTATCCCTCATATCGAGATCGGTGACCAGAAACCCCATGGCTTTGCGACGACTATCTGACGCAAATGAAAAGATGGTTCGAATACCCTTCATCGACCCATATTCAGTTACCAGGCCAACACCTGACGGCAGGTTCTGCAGAATGACATGTTCGCTATCCTGCCCCGGTTCCACCGGAATCTGATCGGTCACAGTTCCATCGCGCTTCATCAAAACGATGCTGTGTGGCTCGTTCGGCATGAATTCGACTGACCGACTCAACCGCAAAGTCAGCCCGCCATCCCAGCCGACGACATCACCGTCGAATGCCTTGAATCTCGTGTTGTCGACAACATCGATGCGCTTGTTTGGTAGCAACGCACGGCCATCCAGCGTGACACCAGTTTCCAACTTCAGGCGCTGCCCCAAGAGCTTGCGATACTCCCGATTTGCACGCAGCCAGGCCTGCGCGAAAGATCGAATCCCTGGGATTTCGAACTTTTTCAGCCGGGTATAATTCCCATCACGCGGTAAAATGATTGTCTTGGTTTGGTTGTCATCCGGATCGGTATAGATGAACTGCACACCATCATATTCACCATCATTGGCAAAGGTCTGGGTAATTTTCTCAGTACGCGGCTGCTTGTTCCTGTGCGTGAATATCGCAACGCTGCGATCTTGACGCAGGTCTGGTGCCAGGCGGTATTGATCACTTTGTCGATACGCTTTGCAAAAGCCTGCATTGGCGATCATAATCACGGTTTCTTCGAACGACATATTGTCCGAATCCAGCGTGTAATTGAACTGTCCCATCTCCCAGTGCGTCTGGTTCAATTGGTACTGAACCTGATACATCTGTTCCATGTCCAGCTCTTCGATAGGAACATTGCCGATCTTTGGATCCAGCGCCACCGCTGCAATGATGTCTACAATCTGACTTGTCGGGTGAATAGTTCCGGAAACATGCCGCCCTTCAGCGTCAAACGCACCGGAAAAACTGGTACCGTCATAGGTGGGCAGCAGTCTTGATGCCAAACAATTGAGCTGACGCGAGCGGACCGCCGTAGAGCGGGCCGTCGGATAGGTGACCGTATGAATCGTCGTTTTGTTGCCGAAATGGGCCTTCGTGACCGGGGACACAGCATATAAGTCCGCCCATTTAATCTCGTCAACGACCGTGCCCCCAAAGCCGTAGTCGAAATCGCTCAAGCGGCGCATACGTACCCGGGTCGGGCCCGTCCAGCCTGTAACATGTTCCACTGTCACGGCACGCTCGTCCGTAACGGAACCGGACACTGCCCCCCATACCTGAACGATCTGTCCAATAGGATTCAGATTTGCATCGAGCTGCTGGACCTCTAAATGAAATTCAACAGTTGCAACCGAATAGCCCCCGTCAAATTTGTACATCCCCTGCCCAGCCACCACATTAGCCCAGACTTGCGTACAGTTCCTTTGAGACAAAGTGACCCAATTCGTGTACTGGCTGCGGTCATTAATCTGAATCCGCCCTTGTGGCGCCGTCCCGCCATTGTTTAAATAGTCTGGGAAAGTCGATGTTGTCAGGCGTATCTGCTTATCTGCAACCTCGGACACCTCGTAGGTGCCATTAAAGCTAAATGACTGCGCCGCACGTGAGGCCGTGCCGCCTTCCGCGTCTGGAGCGCTCGGAGAGATTGATTCAGCCACGCCGATCGAGGTGGAACTAACAAAATCAACCGTATAGGTGCCATTCAGAAAATCCGTTGGCCCAAATCCAGTGATGTCGATCGTATCCCCTAGCGCAAGCCCGTAGTTAGTGATGTTCCCAAACCCACCGGTGCGGGAGAACAGTCCCGTAGACGAGTTGTAGACAACCTGGTCGTAAGATCGAGCGGGACGGGTGAAAGACGAATCGGACACCGTGATCGTGTCGCCAACGTTAAGCACTGAATTGAAATTCGGCTGCCAATCGCCTACATTGCTGTCCTGATTGATATAGTCGCCGCCCGGGTCGGCCCTAAATCCATAGTTGCGCACGGAATTAGGCAATTGCACCTGATTCCAGGCTTTCAAAGTCATGCCGTCTACTTCAACCCGACGGGCTGCCGTCACAATCTTATCAGTGATTGCGTCACCGATTTGTGTCTTTGGTGCATGGCCACTATTTGGAGACGTGAACGGGTCGTACACGGCTGCACTGGACCCCTGAATGTCTTGGATCAGTGAGTCAGCATCCCGAATCTCAGTCAACGCGTGATATCCCCTACCGACGCAGTAGTATCCAAACTCCACGCGCCGATGCTTGATATATTTGCTGTACGTCGGCATCATGAGCGAAGGCACGGACTTAACAGTTCCGTAGATATCTTCCACTCGTTCCATGAAACGCACTTTATTCTCACGATCCGCCAACTTATTGTTGTCGGACGATTGCGAGCGATTGACGTTCTCGGGCTGGCGCGGTGGTGGGAACAGCAATGACGAAACCACCGTAAGTGCAACGGCAATCGCGATCTGCGTGAATACCGCCCCTACCTCGACCCCCGTTCCAGGGCTCTTGTAGACGGTGTACATCTCGGAATCGTTCGCGGCCAGCTGCCTCCAGATCTGCTCGCCATTGCCTACAATAAGGTTCTCTCGCGTCGCCACGCCCCGGAAAATCTGTACCGTGCCTTCCATCGGGCGGTCCGCATAATGGGCACGCAGCCAGTCAAGTATGCTGGTCGCATGAAATTCCTGCGGCGCTGTACCGGCAAGCGGATGATCGAAAAGGCGGATCGCCGTCATGCCTTGCTCCAGTACTCAATCAGCGGATATTCATCGCGTAGGCTGGCCATATCCTGAAATAGGACAACTCGAGGCAATGCGTGTAATACACTTGCGTCCAGATACACACCGCAATGATGAATCCCCACCTCTTGCGACATACCCATTAGGACAATGCACATATTGCGAGGCCGATCCAGCTTCACAAAACCGTTATCAGGCTCAGCCAATGCCAACCGAAACGCCACAGCAATGTCTCTCACCGAATCGGACGCGGCCTGGTACTGCTTGACGCTCTGCCCCATCTCACGCGTATATACATCCGCCACCAGATCCCAGCATGGCGGGTTTGAATAAGTCCGCCCCTGATAGAACGACACATCCATTTTGGTTACTCGAAAAAAAAGCACCCGCAGGTGCTTGTTATTGAATGGAAAAATTACTGAAACGCTTCCAACATCGGGATATCGCGGGGATCGTATGTCTCACCGGTGCGCAACAGATTCTTGCGTGGCGACACTGCATTCACAGTACAGGTTCCGATTCCATAATTGAGCGATTCGGCCTGCAGGCGAGCCAGCGCACGCACAGTATTTAAATCCGGGTATAAATACTCTCGATACTCGACGCGCACTCGCTCTTTGGTGTCGATCGGAATCAAATCCAGCTGATCCCGAAATTCGTCCCGAGCGTCCACGGTGTCGATATCAAACCCCCAGACTTGATCCAAATTGTTATTGGTGCCGGCCTGCCTCACCGCAAAATTCAATGAGCGATGGTCGACCACTTCCCCGTCGAGGGTCAGTGCTCCTGTACCAGGCTGGTTCCAGAAGCGGTGATTGACTGTCATATCAGAGTGCTTGATCACTAGTGTCGTAATCGGATATTTGCCTGGCGGGTTGCTGGCAAAGAAATTTTTCATTTCTTCATCACGGTCAAGTGCCATCGCGCATCACCTTGACGTCTTCGTTTGCAAATATCGCCAACCGCCTGAAGAACGGAAACAAGCGGGTTTCGTGGCGATTCCAAAGATCAACTTCCCGTTGCGCATCATCCACTGACACGTCATACGCTTTCGGTTCAGCCTTCACAACGAAGGTGACGAACCGATGCCTTGTCGTGCGACCAGACTCTTGATACGTGCCCTTGGCAATGAACACCGTGTGCGGCTGCGCGCCGAACCCGGAATCCAACATCATGCTGAATGGAATTGAGCCACGCTTAATTAGCCGATGGTAGAACAGGGTCCAGATGCGATATTTCTGAGCATTCAAAGCAAGGGTCACAGTAAACGGCTGGACCCCTCGATCATAAGCCAGAGCAGGACGAGGTGCACCGCCCTCCACCTCGGTTTCTTCGACGCCGCCCATATCGCCACCGGTGTAATTTGCGATCAGCGGGCACATACCGCGTGGCATTTCGAATTCGGCCATTACCTCACCATTTCCAATTGATAATGCCTGTGCAAGCCCGACCCCAACTTACTATTTGGATCAGCGAGCGATTCTGCCGCTCTATTCAAAAATTCCTCGAGGAGCAACACTTTCTCACCATCAGGAAGTCGCGCTTCGCGCGCCCTATCAACCCGGCCGGTAGTCTGGTTCACAATGCTAATTCCGCTGGTGCCCTTATCAAATGGCATAACGCGTTGGCTGGCACCGCCGGCAACACCACCATTTGCATAGCCACGAGCAATAGCACGACGTAAACCATAGAACCCATACTCGCCACCCAGTTTGCGCATTTCATCCTGGTTCAGGACGCCTTCACCTCGGTGTACAATGCCTGCCGGATCATACTTGCCGCCGGCGCCCGTAAATCCACCACCGGCGAATCCAATATTACCGAAACCATACGCACCGCCATAATTGGGCTGACCAGCAGCGCCACCTACAGTGGCGTACCCAGTAAAGGCTCCGGCCACTAGGTTGAACAAACCGGAGATCGCCGCGCGCGCTTGGATTCTGGCGATATCAGCGATAACAGACTTGGCCATGTCCGAAAACGACAATTTGCCGGTAGTGACGAAATTTACCCAGGCATCCTCCAGGCCTGTAGTGAACGTCCCAAAGACCGTGGACACGTTTTCAGCCATATTGTTGGCAGAGTCGGTGTAGTTGGCCAATGCCGAGGTAAAGCCATTGGTCCAATCCTGCCGCTTGAGGCTTTCCTGATCGTAAAACCACTCTGCCTGAGTGAGCGCAGCATGGTACATATCGCCGTAGGCTTTCGATAATTGCCGGAAATCAGCATCCGATAGCGTGCCCTTTTTTGTTTGCAGATCGCGCATGTTCTCTGCGTACCGATCCGCTTCCGCATTCTGACGCTCGACCAGCGCTTTGGCACGATCACCCAAACCAAAGGCAGCCAGTGATCGCTGATCGTTCTGTTTCAGCGTATCGACGTATAGTTTTGCAGACGCCTGCGCCTCTTGCATGGCCTTGGAGGCCGCCACACCAATATCTGCATGTTCCTTCTTAATTTCGGCCAGCTGAACCTTCTGATCAGCCAGAAGTTTGAGTTTTTCGGCCTCAAGATCGAGTACTTTTTCGTTATTGACATCGTCATTTTTCCGTTTCAGTATTTCGATTTCAGCATCAATGCCGGCAACCCGGGCGGCCGTCTCTTTCTGGATCAGCGATTCACGCTTGGCATAATAGGCGTCGTTTTTCTTTTCCGACAGCTCCAGCATGCGTATTTCATTCTGAGCGGCCTGCTGGCGCTGTTCAGCGACCCGCTTCACAGCTGTCAGCTCAAAATCAGTCAATTTCTTACGACGCTCCTCTTGCCCGGCCAGGATCGCCCGGTCAAGAGATGCATTGGTACCAGACAGTTTGTCAGCCGCTGCCGTACTAGCAAATTGAAAATGGAGATGTCCACCAGTGGCGTTCGCGGACGGATTCGCATATTCATTCAGAATCTTGAAATCCTTCCCTGCTTCGAGGCCAAGCTGTTGCAATTGCTCTGTCAACTGTTTGACAGCATCGGCTGCGCCGGCAGATCCATTAACGAGCGATGCGTCAAAAGCAAGCCCAGAAGCATGCTTCGATTTCGATCCGGCATGAAAAGTGTCGTTGAATGACGCAAAATGCCTGAGATTCGACCCCTGAAGTGACTGGAGTATCTGAGCTACAGCGAATACAGCACTATTCGTTGCACCTCCAGCAGTCGCCTGCGCACCTTTTATTCTCAATCCCTGTGAGGACGTGTTGACAGACGTGAGCGCCTGCACCTGCCTCTGAGCTGCCAAATATTGTGCAGCCCCCTTATCTGTCAAGTCTTGGGAGTACTTCGCCATATCGGCTCGCGCTTTTTCCAACTTCGTCATGCGCTCCAACTGATCGATTCGGTCCTGATTAACCTGATATTCCCGTTTTGCGGCGTCCAGCACTGCATTGTTGCCTTCCTGGGCGGCAGTTTTCACTTTTTCCAGCAACTCAACTTGCCGCCCCTGGAGCGCAGCAATCTCCACCTGTGCATCGCTTACACCGAGAATCGAAGCCTTATAGCGGGCCAGCTCGGAATCGTTCATTCCAAAAGTGGCGGCCTGCTCACGCAGCCCTTTGATCAGCTTGTCATACTCTTTCAATGCATCTGCTGCTGCCTTGGCATTTTCGCGCAGTGCAGCTGAATTGCGGCCAGCCGCGCCGGTCGACCCATCCATAGCGTCCTTGATTGCATTCTGACGGCTCTCCAGATCCTGCAACCGCTTGCGTCCATCAACGGCAGAAGCAGCCATTTCGACCATCTTATCTTTCTGACGAGCCAGAGCATTGCCACTCGCGGTCGACTTCTCGATCAGGGCGGTAAATGCATCCGACATTTCATCCGCAGAAAGCGAAGTATCTTCAGCAATGGCGCGAAACTGTTCACCCACGGATGCATTGCGAGACCCAAATGAAAACCCGCTGAATGCGTCCGACAATTCCTGCTTTTGCTTCTCAATCTGAGCGGCCAGCCCTATTTGTGCGGCTTGCTGCTGCACTTTGGACATGTCGGCCACTTTCTCGACATAATCATCGAGAGACAGTGACAGGGCATCCAACGATTCTTTGTTTTCTTTCTGGGAGCTGGTCAGCACTGCAAATGCTGTTGACGCTGCGATCAGCGCAAGCCCAATAGGGGTCAAAGCAAATCCGCGCAACGCGGCCCCCAGGCCAATGGCAACTGAGCGGGCCCCACCCATGGCACCGGTGAGAGCGATAGTCGCCATTTGCGTGCGGATAAATCCGGTTGATGCCACCAGCGCCGCCGCACCCGTTTTTCCGAGCTCCAGGTTTGCGAGGATAGTCGCCGCACGGAAGGCACCATATCCAGCCGCCGCCACACCGGCAACCGTAGCGATGGTACCAAGATTCTTGGCAACAAAGATCATCGCATCGGCAATATTGTCGGACGCATCGATGACATCGTCAGCTCCACCGACGATCTTCAAAAATTCATTGGCGAAGACCGTGCCGCCCTGCGAGATGGTCTTTTTCATTGCATTGAACGAAGTATCGACGGAATCGGACATGCTGAGAAAAGCCTGACCCAGCAATTCCGAGGTCAACTCTCCATTGGTGGCCATCTCATCCAGTTGCGCTCGCGTCACGTTCAGCGCCTTGGCCAGCTGCGTCACGAGCCCGGATGCACTTTCGCGCAATGACTTATACTCATCACCCTGCAGTCGGCCAGAACCCAGGGCCTGCCCTAACTGCAACTGTGCGGACGCGGCCTCTTGGCTTGTCCGTGCAAACAGAACCAACGACTTACTGATGGTATCGGTGACACGGCCAACATCACGCCCCTTGATGTTCATCAATTCCTGATTTTCGGCGACTTTCGCATACACGGCGGCGACGCCGTCGATGGTGCCGCGTGTTTCGTCGGCAATCTCCAGCACTTCACGCTGCGCGCGCGCAAAGCCTTCATGAGAGTCAGTTGCATACCGCAACTGGTTGCCCACTCCCGTCCAGGTATCGGCGAGCCCAGTAATCTCACGCAGCGAGAATGCCCCGACAGCCAGGCCAGCCACAGCGCGAAGATTGGTTTGAATGCCCGAAATCGCCTTTGCTGCCCGCGCCGCAGAGTCATCGACGCTTTGCATATTGCGCGTGAATCTGCGCGCGAACATCTGCGACTCATACTCGGATTTTGTCAGCGCAGACGTGAACTGCGCAGTATTCAAACCGAGCAGCACGTTCAGTGAACCTAACGCCCCAGCCATAAATCACCCAATATCAAATGGTCATACATCGACCGAACCATCAATAAGATCACCAAAATCTTCATCCGGCCGTTTCTCAAACGGCATGAAATCCGCTGGCGCCAACGTACGAGAGGAAACTGTATTGGCAATTGTGGACGCGATGATCCCAGTACGCAGATCGTCGCGCCACATCCCAAACGGTTGCTCATCATAGAAACCCCGCCATATATCAAGCTCGGTTTCTGGCAACGCATCAAGCTCTTCCAGGGATCTCCCCAAGCAAATAGCCAGGTTGCACAGGAACCTCTGTCGCTCGTCTAAGATTCGCCCTCTTTTTTTTTGTCCGGATCACCGTGAATGGCGTTCAAAACTGAATCACCTAGACCGTTCAGAGCTGCCAAATCGTCCTGATCCGTAGCATCGAACAACAATTCACCGTTTTCATCACAAATCCGCATTGCCGCGCCACGAGCCAATGCAAATTTGTCCGGGTACCGACGCAACTTCGCTTCAACATCGGCCTCATCGGAGAAATCAAACTGCTCGCCCGCCTTCTCGGCCAGAGCAATCAGGAATGCCCGACGCTCAAAGAGAACAAAATTGTTGTCGCCAATGGTCGATTCGCGCAGGTAGATGGTTCGACCATCCACCGGCACGGACTTGACCCTAGGCTTGTTCTGCTTCAGAAACTCAGCCTTCTTGCTCATTACGCCTCCGGTTTAACGTTGTACCGGCGGCCAGAGATCTTGATTGCAACCCCTGAATCCCAACGGCCAGGGCTACCGACCTGGCCATCCATGTTCAGCCCGGTTTCAATATTGCCGTTAAACAAGACGACACCCTTGTTTTTCGGCAGCTCAATGCGAGTCCAGAACTTATCACCGGAGAACTCATAGTCCTCGAGCAATTCCTGCACCGGATTGGTCATGTCGTACCAAAACTGCAATGTGGCGGTACCCTCTTCGCGATCGCCGGACTCGTAATCCTTGCCCTCGACGGAGCAAATTGTCGATACATCTTCCTGATCGGTGGTAGAACCCGATTTCTGAAAGGATTTCAATTGGCAAAATTCCTGCGAGAACACTGCTTTTCCTGCCACTGCGTTCTCATAATCTGTCGGTACCGTCTTGCCAGACCAATCAGCTGCAATAGTGGCAACCCCTGACTCCACGCTGGATACGACGTACGAACCGTCGAAATCTGCCAATCCCTGCAGGATTAACACATCCCCGCGAACGACGGTCAGGCCGGTGGCGGACACTGTTGCTGGATTGGTTGCCGTCACCGCTGTAACGGCGGTTGACGGGGCGGCCCCATCGGCGCGCTGAAAGCGCACTACGGAACCCTTAAATTTAACTGTCGACGCTTTGGACATTTCCATATCTCCAATAAAAAAAGCCCGAAAGCGGGCATAAAAAAAGCGCCACAGAGGCGCTATGCAAAAACTTCAATCCAACGTATATTCAATAATTCGCCGGTAGAGCTTCGAGTCCGGTTCATAACCGTCAAAATCTGTCACCCGCTCAGCACCGGCGAACACAGCTTCGATCGCATCGAAAACCGCCGGGCGCAGCTGCACTACATGCATTGAATCGTTGCTGACCAGGTTGATTTCTACCCTGGCGTCTTCGTCGCTGGCGCCACATATGGTGTTATTCGGATCGGTATTGATCGTCCGGTAAACTATGACCGGGAAAGTCGCCTGGCTGGATGGCATAACTTGAAAGAACACCCTGCCGCCTACCACCGGGTCAAGCGCCTCTTTAATTCGTTCTTCAATCATGTCAAACCCATTTTTTTCAAATCTTCCCGTAATTTGCCGGCAATGGCGTCCAGCGAGGCGTTTTTCTCGGTTTCAAATGCCGGCCGCATAAACGGTTGTGCAGGATGTTCCGCGGTACCAAATTCTTGGAACCACCAGTACCATGGGTCATCGGGATTATCCTTCCCCTCTTTCCCTGTCTCCTGTTTGAACAGCTCAATTTTCTTCTTGCCCAGGCCTTTTACCCAGATGGTCGCCTCGTATTGCCCATCACGCCGTTTCCGCACCTTGACACGAATGTTTTTCTTGATCGTCCCCTTTTTGCGGGTCGCTGTCGGCTCCTGAAGGACAGGTGCATTCTTACGCGCACGCTTGGCAATCGGCCCAGCGCCGGCAGACAATGCCCGCTTCGCCGTCCTGGTTGCAATGCTTTTCTTAAGCATGCCCATCGCACGCGATAGCTCTTTGAGCCCTTGCACCTCAGCCGTCATTTGCGCCCGCCCGACATACCAAATCCAAGTAACCCGAACGGTTTGCCTTGGGTGGCACAGCCAGGATTTCGTAGATTTCCAGATCTTGGTCGACTAGCAAACCGGTCTCGGGATCCGTCACCATATCGACCGAAACAATACGCATCGTCGCATCTAGCCCAGGTATGTATCGGATCCGAATGCTGACATTGACCGAACTCAGTTCAATACCGGCTTTCACCCGTTCCAGGCCAGAGCCGGCAAGAATGCTCGCCCAACAATGATCGACAGGGCTCCAGCCCGGTGAACTGCCGCCGATGCTGTTAGGTGCGCCAGGTTTGTCAATCCGGACGTACGTATCGAGTTTCCCGATATCCATCACACCCCCGGCAAAATCCGGTCCGGCCACAGCAACCAGCGAGAATTCTTCGGAATGGCCACAAATTGAGACTCAGACGTAATGTCCTGGCGCCCTTCATATAGATGCCCAACAAGCAGCAAGATCGCCGCTTTCGTGCTTGCACTGATCACCATGGGGTCACGGCCCGGATTTTCATCAGTAACAGCCTCTTCGAGGGCTTCCTGCGATTCATACACATCTCGGTTCAAATACTTGATGCAATTGTCCTCAGCGGCCTCCACATACAGGGTGATCAGCGCATCCTCAACAGCCGAGGTCACTTTCAAGTGCGCTTTCACCTCAGGCAACGTCAGAAATTTCATGTCAGACTTCCTGCTTATCAGCAAATAGAGACTTACCGTCCGGTTTCTCTGCCTTCGCAGGCTTCTTCGTGGCCACGGCCCCAGCCTGAACGGCGGCAGTCAGCAATTCATCCGGACAGACATCGCCTGGATTAAATGTCACCGGGTAGATCTGGCCCAAAGGCACGCCACGAAAAGGCTTTACAAAATTGTTCATTACAGACTCCTATGGGCGTGACACTAAAATGCAGTGTCACGCCTTACATAACTACCTGACCAGAATTAAGGCGCTGTAGCTTCGCCGATTTTCAAGGCCTTCAGCACGTCTGGGTTAAGCAGACCGCCGCCGACACGCTTGGTGGTGTAGAAATGGACATAAGGCTTATTGGTGAACGGGTCACGCAGCACACGCACACCGGTGCGGTCCAGAATCAGGTAGCCCCGCAAGAAGTCACCGAACATGATTGGCGTTGAGCCAGCCGCGACGTCCGGCATTCCAGCCATTTCCGTGACGGGATAGCCGGAAAGCAAAGACGGTTGGCCCGCCTGAGCAGACGGCTGCCACAGGTAATTGCCCTGTCCATCCTTCAATTTGCGAATTTGACCCATAGTGGTGCGATTCATGGTAAATCGCGCATTCCCGGTGTACTCGCCAGGCAGGCCGTAGATCAAATCCAGAATTGAATCCGAAGTAACTGCATCGGCAGCGCCACTGTCGATGGTTTCAATCGCTCCCCAAGGATGCTTTGCAGCATTTGCACCGCCGACGATATATGTCAGCAGACCAGTCGGCTTATTGACACCATCCCCGGAAATGAACGCTACTCCCTCCTGAAGTGCAAACTCGGTGTCCACCTCACGCGCAAGCCACGCTTCCAGGTCAATTTCCGCATCATCGAGCATTTGCTGCGTCGCGGCCGGATTTGCATAAATCTCACCACTGGTGTATTCGAGTTTGCGGAATTTGCTCGTTGCAGTTTGCGGGCGTGAATCTGTCTCACCCACCCAACCAGAAGTGGTTCCGCGTTCGGTAAACAACTTAGAGAATCCAGCCTTGCCCAACTTCTGGACTGAGCAGATAGAGCGCATAGGGGAAATTTGAACCAGGCGATCGGTGATCGTGCGATCCCATTCGATGGGCGCAAGATAGCCACCCTCTTCCGCTACACCCTTATTGAGGGCCGCTTGAACATCACCTTTCTTAAAGTGGGCCACGAAAGAATCCGTGTATTCGGGATCTTTAAGACCACCGGCACCGCCACCGTTCATTTGCATGCCTGCGATTTTCTCGTTGGCCGTATCGATTGCCGATTGCAGATTTGAGATTTCTTCGTTAATTCGCTCCACTTTAATTTTCTGGAGAGAATCGTTCATGCCGTCCAATTGCTTCTTATGTTCGGTCTTAAACTCATGGAATGCCGTGTTCAATGCATTGATGAGTTCTGTCGGACTGGCTTCCGCGTGAACACTCACCAAGCCACGCACGAGATTTGCTGGTTTCATGTTAATTTCCTTGAATAGTATTGAGTAGTGTGCGCAGATCATCTGCGAACGGTTTGTTACCAGCGCTCGGCGTGGTAGAGCTGCCAGCAGCGCCCGGCTTGCTGGAGAAAAGATTTTTCAACACATCCCGACGTTCAGAACGTGTGTACCCGGCCTGGGCCATCGAGGCCTCGACCAATGCGAGCGCCCGCGTTTCAGTCGAGGCGCTGGCGTCCTTCTTGACTTGTGCGGAATCGAGCAAACCCGTTGCGAAGCCATCTTCGATGGCCTTATGGGCGCCGATCCACGTTTCTTTGTCCATCATGGCGACAATTGCCGAGACTTCCAATCCTGAACGGGCCGCGTACACCTGCGCCATGGCTGCATCAAAGGGCTCGAGGGTTTCAACAACACTTTGGAAATCATGGCGATTTCCAACAGCGACTGCCCAGGCGTTGTGGATCATCAAGAACGTACCATCGCCCATCTTGATCTCATCGCCCGCCATAGCGATGACAGAAGCAGCCGAGGCAGCCAGACCCATCACCTGCACAGTCACCTTTCCCTTGTGCTCCCGCAAAGCGTTGTAGATGGATACGCCTTCGAAGAAATTACCGCCGGGTGAATTAATATTGACAACAACATCCTTTGAACCAATAGACCGCAGCGCAGCGCTGATCCGTTTGACGGTCACGCCATTGCCGTCCCAACGCTCGCCAATCGGGTCATAGATCGAAATTGTGTTATCGTCCTCAGCCGCAGCACGGAATTCCGGATGCCAACGTTCCATTGCGTCCTGGCGGGTATCGAACTGCGCCTTAGACAACGCGTGTTCGGCTCTAATTTCGGGTAGGTTCAGGAGACTCATTGCTCGTTTTCCCTTTGTTTGAGGATGTAATCAGTTGATCCGAGGTCGGACCGTCGTCTTCAGGCATATCCTGAAGATCTCGTACTTCGTTCTGGCTCATCCAGGCAGGATGACCACCAGAGCCCAGGGCTTTAGCAAAGAAGTCAGCCTGGTCCTTGAGCGTGCCGCGCATCAATGCACGCTCGTTATATTTGGCGCTGTACTGGCCGATTTCCTTCTCGGTCAACAGCGAACGCTCAACGCCCTGCTCCCAGACCGTGAACCAGTGCATCAGTGAATGCTGGATAAAGAAGATCGCCAGTTGCTCGATTCCGCTGCCCCAGGACGTGTCATCCATCATCAGAAGCGGTCGAGGAACACCAAATGCACGCGCAATTTCTTCAATTTGATGATTGCGGTTTTCTACGTGTTGTGCGTCCACCGCAGTATTTGCCCAGCGTTCGGCTGTCAATCCTTCCTCAAGAATCAGGAATTGGCCGTTATTTTCAGCACCAGACTTTTCCAGCATTGACTTCTGCAGCCGCGCATATGCCTTATCGGAAAGCTCTTTTGGTGCAGACAATGCACCACCCGCCATTACGCCGTCCTTGAAAAGTCGCATTGCAGCGGTCTGCGCGTCACTGGCGATCTCCAGCGCACTTTGTGCCAACCTCACACGCGACATACCTACAATTCCATCGCTGGACAGATCTCGAAGATGCAACATCTCGGAAGCCTTCAATCGGACCACCTGACCGTCGTCGCGGGTGTAATCGTATGCAAGGCTCCAATCAGCCAACTGTTTGACCTTCACTCGGTCGTACGCGAGCGGTATCATTGCAATAGGACGTGTGCCGGTATACAAAATCCTCGCGTAGGCATTGCCATCCATGAGCACGCGCATCTGCATCAAGGACTTGAATTCATAGGGTGTTTGCCAGCCATTGGGACGAACCTTTAACAACCGGTGAACAGGATGTTCCTTAGCAACTCTTCGTTCCGTGCCACGCTCAATGAGATTTAGCGGCAACATGCCTATGGCCTCGGAAATCAGCGACACACATCTGAGCAACGCCATATTTTGCAAGCGTTTGAAATACCGGCCATATTCTGCACCCGCCACTGAATGACGCATGAACTCCAGCAACCTCGGATCATCCAACCCTGTGAACTCGATGCCTGCATACTGCGCATTAACTTCCGGACGTGACGATGCCTCGGGCTCATCTCTTCGCCCGAACCATTCAAATAATTTCATCGTTAAATCATCCTGAGGCCGCGTTCTTCATACACAGACGGGCCGGTATTTTCAGAGAGTCGCCCAGTACCGAAGGCCATGACCGCAGAGACAATGCCATCGACCCTGCCGATCGCTTTGTCTTTCGCCACTTTCCTATTTCCAGCGGAGTCTTTACTGGTTACCGCGTTCGAAGCGCACCAGGTCATGACCGGATTGCCATCGTGCCGCACGGTCTTGTTTATTAGAGCCATCTCGAACTCATCCAGCGCTGGCGCCATAACCTTGTAACTTTGCGCGAACGGCACCAGAGGCGGTAAGCTCAAGCCCTCGTGGTCTGCTAGGTCCGTCAAATCCTTGATGCGCCATGCGTCATAGGCCAAACCCTGAATATCGACATTCGCAGCAAGGTCGCAAATCCGACGAAGCACAGCGTGCCGGTTCACCGCCTTCCCATCTAGCGCTTCGAGGTAACCTTGATCGCGCCACAATAGGTATGGCACGCGGTCCTGCTCGGCCTTTCTACGCAAGTCGTCGCCTGGCAGCCAAAAGTACGGCTTAATGCGCCAGTACTGATCAGACTCAAATGGCTCAAATAACAACACCAGGGCGGTCAAATCCTGGGTACTCGACAGGTCGAGCCCAGCCCAGCAAGGGCGCCCGTAATAGTCGGCCAGCGTGCGCTTCGTCTTGTCTTCGCAGCCAAGCCAAATATCTGCCGAGATCCACGGCGCGGCCGCTTCAGTCCAGACGCAGAAATTCACGCGCTTGACTTCAGCCTCTTTCGATGGCATGCCTCGGGCCTGCGTCACTTGTTCCCGCAGGTACTTGACGCCTGGAATGCCAGCATCCAGACTCGGGTTGACTTTAATCCAGCATGATTCGTCTTGAAACGGATCATCCCCTTCATCCAGCGCGCAGATGAAACAAAAGAACGAATCATCCTCCTGCATGCCGCTCGCCACCTTCGAACCATAATCGTGGTAGTCGTAGCAGACAGTATGTTTATCATGACCACTATTGGTGATCATGAAGATCAGTGCCTGGCGCCGGCTCTTGGTGCCGGCACGTAACATCTCAACCGTGTGTGCGTCTGGGTGCTCGTGGATTTCGTCCAGCAAACCAATATGTGGCCGTGCGCCTGACTGAGCCTTGTCCGAACTCAAGGTGCGGAAGAACGATCCGCTTTCCATGTGTGCGAGATTCCATTCCTTCCCTCGCCCGCCCGATTTGTCCAGACGCTCAGCAAGCAAAGGCGATTGGTCGACCATCGCAATCGCGTCCCTGAACAAGATCTGGGCCTGATCTTTCTTCGCGGCAGCCGCATAAATCTCTGCACGCGGCTCACCGTCCGATGTCATGCCATACAAACCGATCCCGGCAGACAGCGGTGACTTCCCAGAACCCTTGCCCGTTTCTACGTAAGCAACACGAAAGCGCCTGGTACCGTCGGCAGCCGTTTTCCAGCCAAAAAGCGAACCGAGCACGAATGCCTGCCAGCCAAGCACCTTGAACGGTACGCCCTCAAATTGACCGCCATTGAGGCAAAGCACCTCTTCGAAGTACCCGATTACGTGCGCCTGGGCCTCAAGATCCCAGTACAGTCCGCGCTGCTCGGCAGTCTCCAGATCCCGCAAATGCCTTTTACAAGCGTTGCGCACATGCGGACCAGCAACAATCTTTCCATCAACAACGGCCTGCGCATACGCGGTAGCCCGATCAGAAATATTTTGCTGCGGTTCGCTGCTCATTGTTCTCGAATAACTCTCCCTGCGCCGGCGTAGCCACTGGCTTAGCTCGTGCCGCAGGATTCATACCAAAGGAGTTGCCGGCAGATCGCATCATTTCAATTGCTTGTTTCTCAAGCGTCTTCCAGGCACTTATCTGTTGAAAGCCATTTTTCGTGATGAGGACGTGGCCTTCCGAAAACTTGCGCTCCTGCTCGTCGATTTTCTCGCGGTAGCTCACCCAGTCGCCATAAGCCTGGCAGTACACAGCCAGCTCGTCGCGGTCCAAACGACCCAGCAATCCAAGGGTGTGCAAATCTTCGGCGACTTCATGCCAGCGCTGTTTTGCAACTTCACTCAGATGCACAGGCGGTTCAGGCAATGTGGCCACCTCGGCCCAGGGAACCTGTCCGCCACGCAAGTCATTCAAGTTTTTTTTCGACGGATTACCGCGCAGCACATGCACGTTGGCCGGCAGCGATCTGCGGCCTGAAGCAGAGTTTCCAGCCATTTTCATCTTCCTTTTGTCTTATACCCCCCTCCCCATTTTTCCCGATTTTGCGTACAGAGAGGGGGGCATGGTCTAGGCGCAAAATGCCTCAAACTTTTGACCCCCCCCACCCCTACAATGAGAACGATTCTCATTGGAGTCGAAATCGAAATTTCAGGGAAAGGGATCAACGCGATGAGGGCCGATTCCAATGATGACCAGCATCAATCGGTATGCCATGCGCATCGCACCCGCGTGTTCGTCCTGACAGTTCCAGCTCGCGCTTCACCGAGTCATGACACGGTTTGCAGAGCGACTGCCAATTTTTTCTATCCCAAAATAATTTCTGATCGCCGCGATGTGGAATCTTGTGATCGACCACGGTTGCCGCGACAATCTCACCGCGCTGCTTATGAAATACACACAACGGGTGCTTCTGTAGGAATGCCTCGCGTTCGCGCTGCCATTTCCCGCCGTAGCCGCGCTGTGCTGCCGTTTCCTTGCTAGTTCGCCAGGATTCAGTTGTCATGCGCAGGCCCAAATAAAAAGGCCCGGATCACGCATCTGATCCAGGCCGGTGTTGTCACTACATTTGTCAGGCTGTCGCAACAACCGCCCGAACGTATCACATATTACCCATGTCGGTATAAGTTGCAAAATTGTTTTTTCAGATGCGCCGTTCAATTTCGCGAGCACGTGCCTGACGCTGAGTAATGTAGTCGTCCAGACGGATGTCAGCGTGGCAGAGACGCCGGTGCACCGTTGCACGTGTGACACGTAACTTTGCTATTACCACTGACACACCACCCTGCCATGTGTACGACGCAACAACAGTTTCCTTGAGTTCGACCGGCAGTGTTGCGATCGCCATGTCCATCTCAAGGCACGCCTCGAACTGGTCCGGTGAATATTCCAGATGCGAACGAGGACAATCCACTTCGCGCTCAACGTAATTGATGCCACGATAATCCCCATCGGACAAACGCCACTGGGCCCAATCTGTCAATCTGGCATCGATATAGCTATTTCTTTGCATCATTCCCTCGCCTGACTGGCTACTCTGTAAGACAATGTTGGACGGTTAAATTATTCTTTTAATATCAATAACTTATATATCAACCTAACCTACCTGACATGGATGTACACATGCGTACGCATACGCGCAGGCGGGCGGGCACACACACGCACATATGCGCACGCATGCGGGAACGGGTTGGAAAGGTTGGACGGTAGGACATCCAATTGATTTATAAGGGCTTTTCATTGTCTAACCTCATTTCGGTTGATGGACGGCAAGTCCAACTCGTATGCGCGTAAGAATCCCTGACCGGCCAATCAGACCAGTCAGGTATTGAATCAGAGACGAAAAAAGTAAAGCTGGCGCTAAGTCATGGCGTATTCCCTTCACGCTTTAAAAGCGTCTCCTGAACCTCTGGTCGTTGATAGTAATAGCCACGCATGCCTGATGATTGTCGCTTCTTCAACCAGCCAAGCTTGCGCATAATTGCACCAACCTTCGTCTCAGACTGGCGTGTGGGGTTAATCCTGGCCGCCTCGAAACCCAAGCAATCAATTAAGATCTGGCTTGTAGTAAAGGTTTGTGTTCGTTTGTTTATGGGAGCATTGAGCCAGTTCTGAATGATCTGCTGCCATGAATCAACAATTTCGCGCATTTCCTGTTCCGGCACGATCAGCGTATCTTCCTCTTCGCGCGTGGGGTAAATGCGCTTGCCTTCTCGTACCTCATGCAACGCTTGCGCAAACAACTGATCCCTATATTCGCGCAATCCCGCCAAATCGATGCGCGAGCACAGGACCGACCAGAAACGCCGATTACCTGTTGTGTCCTTGTGGTACTCATAATTATTGGTCGTACCAGCAAACACCGTATGACGCGGCTGATCTATCATGCGTTTCTCATATGGTAGGCGGTACCGGTCTATCGGCTGTGTAATGAAGGCTTTGATCCGCGTCGCCTCCGAGCGATTAAAGGCATCCAGCTCTGCAATCTCATAGAACCACACGCCGTTGATGGTCTGGTATACGTCCTTGCTATTGAGATCCAGCGGCGCATCAGAAAAGAAATCGCCGCCCAATGCACGCAGCGCACTTGATTTCTGAATACCCTGCAGCCCTTCCAATATCAGAACGTAATCAGCCTTGCTACCGGGATTCATGGCACGACTGACTGCCTGCCGTAACCACAACCGCCCGACAAGCCGGGCATAATCAGAATCTGCTACGCCAAGGAAATCAACGAGCCAAACAGTATTGCGGTCGACCCGGTCCCATTTGAGACTGTTCAGGTAGTCCTGCAATGGATGATATTTGTTTCGATGGGCGATCAACTGCACCCCGTGGCCAACGTTTGCCAGGGATTTAAAGACCATCGGGCCCTGGCGCGCAAGAAAGTCGCTGAGCTCCAAATCGTCATTGTCGGTCCATTCGCCGGGCTTATCATTCCAGGGCACGGGCTTGACGCGCATGACGCGCGAGGTGAATGCATTGAAGGCCAGGCATCCCTTCAATTTTGGGTGGTGCTCAAGGCACGTCGCTACATTCTCCCGACAATCTTCCAGCTTGCCGCGATCATCCCGTAACAGACGATCATGCAACGTTTTCGCGCCAGCCCGGGAAGGGGTCTTCTCCCCTTTCTTGGCTGTCGCAGGCGGCGATTTCTCCGCCTCTGGAACCACAAATACGTCGGGCGCTACGATTCGTCCCTTCATCCAGGCCAGCAAAGCAGCCTGATCCATGCCCTGCTCAACAGCATCAAAGATATCCCAACCATCAGGAAGCGCGCCGGGCTTATCCACTTGAAGGATATTGACTGCGCATGAATGCGCTTGAAGCGTTGCGGCGATTTTCAGCGCTGCCTTCAGGCCTGGCTGGTCCAAATAGTCCAGATACGCTGTTTTGGCCTTGTTCTTGACTGAATCAGTATCTGGCCATATCAATACCGTGCGGCCGGCCAGCACCGACCAGTCGGCCTTGTGGACAGCATTGCTTCCACCCGGCCAGGTGAGTACGTCATATAAATGCCCAAGCACAGCGCGTGCAGCATCGGCACATTTCTCGCCTTCGACCAAGAGAACCGGCTTTTCATCGCCAAGACGATCGAGCCCATACAGTGGCCGAGGCTCTGGAAAGTGCATCCAGTGCCAGTCGTACCGGTCGCCGTGAGCATTCGTGTTCTTTGCATAGACCAATGGCGTAATATCCTTGCCACCATCAGAAGTGGTAAATCTGCACACATATCCCAGGAGCCGCCCTTGGCGGTCGTTATATGTCCAGATCGCATCAGGTATTCCGCGATATCGATTCGCCCGTGGTGGTGCAGAAGCGCCTTCGGGTACCGGCAGAATTGGTATCCAAGAAGACCTAGGCTTACTTGCCTCCTTGGAGGCTGGCGCCGGCGTGCGTTTTGGAGCCGAATCGCTCTCGGGGAGCACCCTTAATTTCTCTGCCAGTTCGCGCAATGCCGCAACTTTGTCTCCGGAAGTAAAGATTGCTGCATACAGGTCAATCAGATCTGCACCGCCCTCACCGGTCGCAAAATCGGACCATACGCCCTTTACGAGGTTAACGCTCATGGAGCTACCGGCTTCGCCGTCTAGGCTACCGCATTTCCATTCGGGACCGACTTTCACACCGCCCGGCAGCCACTGGGGAACTAACCGCTCAGCATCCGCCAATGCGGCCTTCGCTACATCAGTAAATGAATATTTCGCCATTTGAACCACTTCAGAAGGGATAAGACAATCGCGCTGTAGGCGAAACTTGAGGACGGTGGACAACCTTGTACTGGGCGACCGGCTTATTAACACCAGGCATTCGGTTGCGCTTGGCAACCCTTATAAGGCCCCGGCTTTCGAGCCGGCTACATGTGTACTTTGCGCGCTCGATCGGCATCATCAACTGGACGGCAATCTCGCGAGCCGTAAGTCCCCCCTTTTCCTTGAGCAATTCAAGCACTGCTTCCGCTATTGGCCCCACCGGCCTCCCAGGCAACTTTTCCTGCATCACAAATCTCCTGCGCAGGCCCCGGCCATATTATTGCGTTCACACCAGCAATTGGCCCCGAGTTGAGCGCCATACTTGAGCCAGTCAAGATATCGGGGGTCGACAAGCACCAGGCCGCAGGCAGCCAGTAGCGGATTCAAATCTTTCAATAGGACGCCCTGGCCACCAGAGAGAACCCGAGAAATACTGCTACTGGGATCCCGCCATCCGACCGCCGAAGCAATGTCGTCGCGCATCTTGGGATTACCCAAGCAGCTACGAACGACCTGCTCAACGGATTTGACCTGGTACATAGGGCGAATTGGAGCATGTAGTGACATATGCAACCTCATTCAAAAAATACTGCGTGCGGTTGAATGCGCAACCCCGCAGAATGGCGTTAACAAACAAATTTTGGAGAAATAGCGATGAAGACCCTCACCGCCGAGAAAACAGAAGAACTGATGGAGCTGGCCGCATGCATTGCGCACGAGACTTTTGAAAACCCAACGCCCGACCATGTGGCCGGCCTTTTTGACCGGCTCGCGTTCGGGTATTGGCATAGCGAATGCGCGAGCCGTGCAGCCACTATTCATTAGGGCGGTCGGTTTGCCTATAGAATTGAAGTTCCCACACCACAACCCTTTCATGAGGAAACCGACCATATGAAGACTGAAAAAATAGACAAAGAGATATACGTTGCCATGCTTGAGCAACTTGAGGCTGCAGATCCAGAGCCAATCGACGACGCCGGCGACTTCGATATCGAATGTACCGATATGAACGTTCGACTGTCCAACCTCAAATACCTTAAAGGACACGGACTGATCCGCTACAAGGAATGTTCGACGATTGATGGATTTGACGTAGTAAACATACAGATTACGGAGAAAGGTCAAGACTACCTTCGCGAAGACGGCGGCCTTTCCGCAGAGTTGAATGTCGTGGTGATTAAATTGCATGCGGACACCATCAAATCGCTGATTGCAGACAAAATTAAGCATGCTGAGATTCCGCCCGAACAAAAGCAGAAATATCTCGATCAGCTTCAACAGCTGCCCGCCGAGTCCACCAAACACCTTGTAAACACACTCGTGGAAGAAGGAGTAAAGGCTGGCCTTCAGCGTGGGCCTCAAGTGATTCAATGGCTAAGTACTTTGTTTCAGAACCTTTAAACCTCTTGACCAGGATCGGGGGAATGACTTCAGCAAGGTGCAGCCAAAAAACGTCAGGCAACTTTAATTCACTGTTGATTTGCATGGTGCCATTCACGAAACAAATAGATTCTGGGCGAATAGAGAGCGCTTTGACTTCGCAGGTATTATCCGGATTCAGCCTCCACGGTTTATCAGCGTTCGACATTGCAATTCCTTGTTTGAGAGTCATGCAACCTCCTGCCTTGGCAGCACTTCCGCATAGATTTGGTCCAACGACAGATTTATCCCATTCGCTGCGGCTAAGTTGATAAGCCGTTTTGCTACTGCGACGGGCATCTGGTAGCGGCCTGTCTCGTAATGACCAATACTGCCCTGCGTCTGGCCAAGGGCATTTGCAAGCTCTGCCTGCGTCATATCGAGCTGATTGCGTAGATTTGAGAGGGTGTTCATGGCGATAAAAAACGATAGAACGGAATGACCCAATAATAGCAGTCCTATTTCCACTTGTAAATAGGAGTCCTATTTTTATTGCGGATTAATTTGTAAGTAATAGGTATGCTATTAATCACTATGAAAGAATCGAAATTTGAACCATGGGAACTTGAGGACTCTGACCGGCTTGCCGCTCTTTGGGAAGACTACAAGGCAGCCACTGGAGCCACACAAACTCAATTCGCGGCTGACAATGGCTTAGGCTCTCAAGGGAACCTTGGTCATTACATCAAAAAGCGCCAACCATTGAACCTCGACGCCGTGGTTAAGCTTGCAAATGGGCTTGGCTGCCCAATTGATGCCATAAGTCCTACGCTAGCGCGCCGAATTCTCGACGCAGCTACAAAAGTTACCAACACTACCCTCGAAAGCCACTGGCCGATTAAATCGATCTCCGCATCTGAGTACGAGCAGCTCAGTGACTCAGATCGCACCGAAATTGAAACTCTGCTTGCTATAAAAGTGCAAAAACTACACGCTAAGAATAAAAGTGTTGCTTAAGGGCCCGCAGGTGGGCAATGTCATTTATCTACGGCAGAAATAACATCAACAGGAAAATATGAAACGGCTCGCATATCTTATTCCTCTCCTGGCCATTGGCGCATGCGCGCAGAAGCCTGTTATCAATGGTCCAGTCACCACTGCTCAACAAATTGAAGGCACCTACATCGGCCCAAGCGACCGCCGCATCAACATTTCCTCGTATCAGAATAGCGGAACGCACCAGTACACATTGATCTATGTAGGGGCAGGATTTATGGACCGGTACCAGGCATCACTGCCTGTGCCGCTCAATAGTGAGTCTGCTGTTCCCTTCCGGCAATCCAGCAGTGCATTTCACGACGATAAGGCGAGCAGCTGCACTATTACAGCTCAACCCACCGGCACCAGTCTGAATGTAACTACGGGCGGCACCTGCTCCAGTGAGGAAACTAATATTGCAGGCGCATACGCCTATTCGCCGTCAGCGAGTACGATACCCGCAGAGTATCAAGGGAAATGGGATGTGACTGCAAAATGCGACATACCCGCTGTGGTTGAAAAAAGATGGATTACAAGCGATACGGACTACGGAGCCGCCGAGGTAATTGACACTTTTAAAGCACCTGATGGAGCGCTCACGGTTAAGGGAATTGAACAGTACGAAGATACGTTAAGCCCCTCTGAATTCAAGTTATTGCTGTCTGGCGACCACCTCTCATTGACTGGCAATCACCACGGTGTAAGCTTTCAAAAATCACTGATCCGCTGTAAATAACCTCCACAGTAAACGACCCGCTTCGGCGGGTTTTTTTCGTTAATCCCCAACCTGTCGCATTTTCACCAGAAGAATCTTGGTCTTGTTACAAAATAGTTGGAGTATTTAATAGGACTGCTATTGCTATAATAAAATAGGACTGCTATTATTTGTCCAACTTCTCATTTAGGGGATAAGCGATGTCAGCCCTATTCACTTTTCTGTTTTACCTCACAGCCTGGCTATTCACCTGGGCTTTCATAGAAATATCAGACCGCCGGAAACTGAACCGGCCGGGGCTCACATACAGCGAGCGCATGACCATTGAAGACGAGCGCATCCCTGCTTGGGGCTGGATCTGCGCATTTGTATTTTTCCTGATCTTGTTCGGTCTTGTTCCATTTGTCGGCTTTGCTGCAGGTCTGACATGAAACCCAGCATCGCCGACCTTCAAGAAGCTGCGCGCCAATCGCGATTGACTGTCTCTCTTAATGTCGCAATGCAATCCCCTGCCCTTGCCTATTGCTTAAACAAAACGGCGCTGATCATTGCGAAGCGCCGAACATCCACCCCGCCTAAGCCCGATTTCAAAAGACTGGCCGCCGGCGATATTGACTGAGAGAACCATATGGCTCAAATCCCATTCGACGAAACCCTGCGCAAGATCCGCCGCGGCGTCTTAATCAACGAACTCACAGAGCAACTGCAGGACATTGTGAAAGCGGTTGAAGACACAGGCAAAAGCGGTGAAATTACGATCAAGTTGACCGTCAAGAAATTTTCGCGCATGAACGCGATCGACATTACCGACAAGGTGACGGTCAAGCTCCCGCAGGATCAACCAGAGTCCACGATGATGTTTGCCACGCCTGAGGGCAATCTAGTCACCGAGGATCCACGTCAACAGAAATTGCCATTGAGCGCGGTCAGTATTCCGGGCTCAGCGGATGTCATCGCCCTCAAAAAATAAGGAGTAAATCTTGAACGAACTCACCAGCACATCTACAGAGAACCTTGCCGAGACGGTCGCAAAAATCGCACAGAAACCTGTGACAATTGCGTCAGGCACTGAACGCGGCCACCTGATCGCCGTACCAAAAGGGTTCACGCTCCATAACGACTCGGATTTGGAGCGGCTACAGCCCGCGCCCTATCGCAAATCCGGCAATATCCGCTTTACCACAGCTGAGTCTTTTGCAGAGTTCGTTAATCTGCACAAAACGGACGAAACACGCTTGTATGCGATGGTAGATCACCACAGCGCCAAGATGCCACTTCGCATTATCGCTATTTTCAACGAGCACCAACCGGCGGAAGCCACAGGCAGCCAGGCCGGCTGGCGCGACTTCAGAGCTGAATTCATTCCACTGCCATCATATGAGTGGGGAACCTGGAACAAATCCAGCCGGGAACCATTTGGGCAACTGGACTTCGCCATTTTCCTTGAAGACAACAACAAGGATATCCATTCACCTGAAAGCAAGTGGCCGACTGGCATTCAGATGCTGGAGCTGGCTAAAAACCTCGAAATCAATTCGGACAAAAATTTCAAGTCTGCGGTCCGCATTCAATCTGGCGGCACAGCACTGACCTTCGTCGATAACGACGACCAGGCGACCGCCGAACGCATGGAGGCTTTCAATCGGTTTGCAATTGGAATCCCGGTGTTCTGGCAAGACGCCGGATATGTCCTGGAAGCCCGCCTGCGCTATCGGCAACGCTCTGGTGCCCTGGCTCTCTGGTATGAATTGGTCCGGCCAGATCTGACTGTCGACGACGCAGTGACCAAGCTGCTCGCCAAAGTGCACGAGCTGACGAGCATCAATCCGTTGTTTGTTCAGAACAACACCGAGGTTTAAGGACAGGCCATGAGAAAACGGTGCCCACGCAAACCTCGTGCAATCAGGATACCCATTACGGGCTTGCGCGGCACCGTGGCCCTTGATGCGCGCCTGGCCTATGAAGTGATCAAGGCCACACCCGATGTAGATGCATTCAATCGCCTGGTGGATTCTTTCAACATGATGTCCGTGGCCATGCTCAATGACAAGCGGTTTGAACGCGAGCTGGACATATACGGCGGCGCCACCCGGGCACTGGACGAAGCCCGGCCATTGATCGCTGCAGGCGTGCAGCTGCCCGCCCGTCTGATTGAACCAATCCGTATTGGAGTGAATGTGATCGACGAAGTGTTGCCACGGCTGGATCTGGCCTATTTGTGTAATGCCGAGCTGACAGCCGTCAATGTCGTTAAAGACATGTTGAGGAATTGAAATGGAAAACACCGCAAACCTGATCCCAAGTCACGGGCTCGGACTGAGCCAGGCCGAAGAGGCCATGAAGGACGAATCCAAGCTGATTTCCAAAAGCAGTATCACCGACGACTTGGCGTATGTCGCCCCAATGTTGAAAATCGGCGACCTCTCACAACCGATTTCCGAAGGGCAAATACGAGCACTGACCGCCCAACGTTCTTTGCGACTAATTCTTAACCAAAAACCGGACGGCGCCTTCGCTTACAAGATCCAGGACAACCACACCTGGCTGGTGCTGTATAGCGGAACTCAGCCGCAGCAACACTTGGTCTGGCTTGCAATCCCCCCAGCGGATCGCGCACTGATCGACAAAGTACATATGTACAGCGAGGGGAAACTGAAATGAAAATTGCCCTGTACACCTTGCTGGCTTTCGCAGCATGCATTCTTTTGGCGCTTTGGAGCTGGCTGGCAGTGCTTTATCTTGCCGGCGTCGTGGCATTTGTTGCATTAATCATGTTCGGATTGAGTGGCCGCGAATATGAGGGGTACCTATGATTCCCGTCCAGACAATTGAGCAGCTCGTACTCGTTCATGTCCGTCATCAGCTACCGCGCCACGATCTGAAAACAGAGATCAAGGACCGTAAGCGTCTAGCAAATTTGCTGGAAGACATCGGGCACGATTGCGGCATTGCTATCTACGGTCCTATTAATAGCGGAGACGACATTGTGCGCTTTATTCGAGAGCGCCGCCGATGAACGCATATGCACCTTTTCTTTGGATGGCATGCGTCATGATCACCGCCCTCCTTTTTATCCCATTCATTGAGCTCGTAGCTCGCCGCCGTGTTGGCCGGTAGCCAGTATTTCACCGAGTGTGAAGTCATAGGTTTTGAATATGCTGAATCCACAATATACCCTAGAACTACATAGTGAACTTGTTGTAGATCTGTTCGCCGGCGGCGGCGGCGCTTCCACCGGCATCGAGCAAGCCATTGGCCGGCCGGTAGATATCGCAGTGAACCACGACCCGGAGGCTGTCGCACTGCATTCGGTGAATCACCCGCAGACACAGCACTACGTCACCGACGTTTTTGAGATCAACCCTCTCATGGCGACGCGGGGCATGCCCGTCGGCCTGCTTTGGGCCAGCCCAGACTGCAAACATTTCAGCAAGGCCAAAGGCGGCAAGCCTGTTTCTAAGCGCATCCGTGGTCTGGCATGGGTGGTCGTAAAGTGGGCCAAGGCCGTCCGGCCTCGCGTCATCGTTCTGGAGAACGTCGAGGAGTTCCAGACATGGGGCCCGCTGACAGATGATGGCATGCCATGCCCGGTGCGCAAAGGCGAGACTTTCCGGCTATGGCAGAACCAATTGAAAACGCTGGGCTACCGTATAGAGCATAAAGAGCTGCGCGCGTGCGATTACGGCACACCTACCATCCGCAAACGGTTCTTCATGGTGGCGCGCTGCGATGGCCTGCCGATTGTCTGGCCTGAGCAGTCCCATTTCGCAAAACCGGCCAAAGGTCAGAAAGGCTGGGTGCCTGCGTCGGAGATTATCGACTGGTCTATCGCTTGTCCGTCTATATTTGAGCGCACTCGGCCCCTGGCAGAGGCAACATGCCGGCGTATAGCCAAGGGCGTCATGCGATATGTGGTGGATTCAGCGAATCCGTTCATTGTAAGCATCGCCAATTGGTCCGGCGAAAGCATGCGATCAGCCGACGCCCCACTTTCGACAGTAACGGCCAATCCAAAGGGCGGGCATCACGCAGTTGTAATGCCGACTTTGATTCAAACAGGTTACGGAGAACGCGCCGGACAATCACCGCGCGTGCCTGGCTTGGACAAGCCACTGGGTACCGTAGTCGGCACACAAAAACATGCCGTTGTCGCTGCATTCATGGCGGCCACAAGCGGTCCTGCATACAGCCAAAAGGCTCGTAGCGCCGAAGCCCCCTTGAATACTATCACAGCCGACAGCCGCGCATCCGTCGTCACGGCCTTCCTCGCCAAGCACTATACCGGCGTGGTAGGCAGCGATCTGGATGACCCTATCGGGACAGTGACCAGTGTAGATCATCACAGTCTGATCACTGCTCACGTCACAAAGTTCCGCGTGGGCAGCGTAGGCACCTCGTTGGATGAGCCGCTGCATACTGTTACCGCAGGCGGAACACCCAAGCGCGCATCCACGGGCAACACCATGGGTCTGGTCACAAGCCATTTGGTCAAACTGCGCAATAACCAGTACGGCCAGAGCGTCGAAGAACCGATGCCGACCTTAACTGCCGGCGGCGGACATGTCGGCGAGGTCCGCGCATTCCTGCTCAAGTACTACGGCACCGATCAGGATCCGCAACTGAATGAACCTTTGCACACGGTCACCACGAAGCACCGCTTCGGCCTGGTCACGGTCCACGGCATCGACTACCAAATAGTGGATATTGGCCTGCGCATGCTGACACCTCGTGAGTTGTACCGCGCCCAGGGCTTCCCGGAAAACTACATTATCGACCGGAAAACTGACGGCACGCCACTGACTAAGACGGCCCAGGTGCGCATGTGCGGTAACAGTGTATGCCCGCCGCTGGCGCAGGCCATTGTCGCTGCCAACTACAGCGAGCAGCAGATTATGAGGAAAATTGCATGATTGACCAAGAAACCTGCGCTCAACAGGAGCTCGCCGCAGTGGCTGCCGGCTACAAACTTGTATGGGACCGAGGCCAGGAATGTTTCCGGCATCGCGAGACCGGACTGCCGTGGCGCCCAGAAGTAGACAGCGAGGACGCCGCCCAACTCGCTCTGGACTGCATGATTCAGATCCAAGCAGACGAACAGAACGCAGAATTGTATATCTCCTTTCTGGTCGCTGGAGAGCCGCAAATCACATCGATCACCATTAACGCAATGAACTCGACCACTCCTGACGATGTACTTGCCGCCATTCGCTACACCATTCTCGACGCAGCTGCACAGATCGGCAGAGCGTTAAAAGCCGCAAATTGAAGGAATATTCATGAAGAAATTATTACCCATACTGATCGCCCCTATCCTGCTCGCCGGCTGCAATACAGACGCCACCATAGCGTCGCGCAACCTGTCCAAAGCTGCTGACATGATGGAAATCAATCGCCGCATCGTGTTCTATAACGGCATCACGGATAAATACATGCTCACAATCGAGGGCCGTTGCTCGATCGATACGAGCCAGAGCGGCAGAACGTTTTTCGTGATCTGCAAGACTGGGCCCGACCAGTACAAAAAGCACTTCCTAGGGCTATCCGACAACGTAACATTCTTTGCTGAGCAGCTGGATGCCGCGAAGGTCAGCACGTATCACTACAGGGTGATATTCAAGCCGCAATCGATTATTCCAAATGTAGATTTTGAGGGTAGCACCAAAGCGCTGAAGGAGCTCGTCGAATGAACGCCGAAAACTCCAATACCAATAGTAATTTGATCCCACCCGTCAGAGCCTGTCGTTTGGTGCTTGATATGCAGGCCGATACCCCGGAGGAAATGGCGCAGTCACTGGAATCCATTGGGCAGCAAATCATGCGCGGCGAACTGTCCACCGGCGTCAGCGGCGGTGTAAGCAGTGGATATCAGTATTCCTACACTCAGAATGACGGCCCGACACATGATGAATATATCGCTTTGAACAAAGCTTATGTTGATCAGTTGAAAAATTTCGGAGACAAACCATGAGCTGGTCATTAGGATTCGATAGTAAATGGCAGCGTGATATCGGCTATGGTGTACCGGCGATTTGTGATCACCCCGATTGCAATGAGCATATCGATCGCGGTTTGAGCTACGTTTGCGGCGGTGAGCCCTACGGCGGTGACCGAGGCTGCGGATTGTATTTCTGCTCAAAGCACCTGTTCCTCCATGCAAAGCTACCCCAGCTATGCTGCCGCTGCTCGCCGCGAATCAGAAAGCCGTTTGCCGCTAAAGGCGATGTTCAAGGCTGGATCACTCACAAATTGACCGATGAATCGTGGGGCGAATGGCGACGTCAAAACCCTGAATGGGTGGAAGCCGCGCAAGCTGATCGGGGGTCCTCATGATCGAATACCGCACATCGTCCGGGAACAGATACACATTCTCCGGCTGGAAGACGGGCGAATCGCCCCTTGAATGCTGGGATCGGCAGGACTGGACCAGGTGCCTACACGGCTGCATGCTCTGTCTAAGCTTGATACGCAATCCTGTAGCTTCGCACCATGCGATAGAGGATGATGGCCTGCTGCATGAATTGGTCCACTTGATGCAAGGCATCGAAATTAACCTTCACGGCAGCATGGAAGCCTTGAGGGCGCAGGTTAACGTTCTGCAAAACTTGGTCCAGCCACAAATACTACTTGAGCGGGAGGCATCATGATTAAACTCACGGACTTTGACGGTCGCGCACACTATATTTCCCCGCTAGCAATTGCTCGCATTACTGAGGCAGGGCCCAACTGGCACGGCATTGCTTGCTATGTTCGCACCTTCGATGGGAAGGTAATCGAGGCCCGAGATTCTGCATCGGAAATTGCAGACCAGATCAACAAACACCAGACGTTTCCGCCGGAAGGCAGGAGGCAGCCAGAATGAAAAACACAGAATTATTGCTTACGCGGGCTGCAGAAGCAGCCGGTTGTATTAGCTGCTGGTGGGTGAAAAATCCATCCTGGGATGAAGACGACTATGGTTTTCTTGCTGACTTCGGTGAAGGTCAAAAGTCATGGATGCCACTCGAAAACAACGGCGACGCCTTCTGGCTCGCCGGGAAGATGGGATACCTGCTTGACTTTACCGACAGGTCGGTCAATGGGATCTACTTTCAAACTGGCGATGACGTACATGCCGCCATGCGCCTAGCAATCGTCCAGGCGGCCGCAGATTCAGTTGGACCCTATGAAGGAGAGCCACCATATTGAAAGAAGACAAGACTCGATGTGTCTCCAAAATATTGGAAATAGGAAAGGTAATGAAACTGATCTTTGATAACCCAGGCTGCAATTTTGAGGCCTGCCGTGAAGCCGAGGCGTGGTGTGAAAATCATGATATCGCTTATGGGGCAATGGAACGCGATCAGCCACGCGGGCTGATGGTCGGCGGATATGTAATCGCCAAATGGAGCAACTTACGACCCCATGAGCGAGCCACGCTCGACGGAAAAATGACCGGCAATATGCTATCTGGTCCTGTTGTGATTGAATTGAAAGGCGAGCCCGCAGGCTATCCATTTATCGAATCGAGATATGCCGATGATAACTTCTTTTGATCCTGATCATGTGCGCCGCATGCTGGAAACAACTGCGAAATATTGGAATCTGCCCATCGTGGCGAATACGGAGAAATAGAATGGAAACAATAACTCTTGATGCGGCCGCTCTGGAGCGTCTATTGGTTCGCGCCGCCAGGCTTGGCGGTGAGCAGGCAGGCAATATTGTGTTTGAGAATCTTGCCATCTACAACAAAGAAGATGCGTGCAAACGACTACGCATGAGCCTGCCTACCCTAAATAAACGTATTGCCGAACGTAAGATCAAATCTGTTGACGGCAAAATCACCGGTGCGGAGATCCGCAGATACCTTAATCAAGCCTAGCTGCGATGTCCTCTATGGGCTCGCGGTAATACACCAGCAACATGTCCAGGTTCTTGTGCCCGATGGCTTTGGCAAGCGCCAATATGTCCAGCTTTTTCGAAAGATGAGTAATGGCTGTGGCGCGGGAATCGTGGAACGTGAAGCCGGCCAGCCCAGCCTTTTTCCTGTATTTTCTAAAATTGGAATCAAGCTGTTTGGCTGTCAAAGGGAAAATCCGATCTTCGTCCAGTTTGGATTTTTTAACCTGTTCGAGAATGCGTACAGCCTCTTTGGAAAGGGGCACCTTCCGGATCCCGGCATCCGTCTTCGCATCTTCAAGCCTGGCAATACGACCATCGATGTCAGCCCACTGGAGGTTCCTTATTTCGCCAGCCCTCATGCCGGTTTCCCAGGCAAATAAAAACGTCGTGATGACCAGTTTTGCCAGAGTGTTAACGTTCCCTTCCCTACTATAGTTCACCACAAACAGCATTTTCTCGCGTTCCTCTGCTGTAATTATCCGATCCCTGTGCCGGCTTTCCTTCGGCCGCGTTACTCCTTTCATTGGATTCGATGTCAACCATCCCCAGTCGGTAATTGCAACTTCAAAAGCATTGTTCATTGTTGTCCAGTACCTTGCTACAGATGACTGTTTTACCTTCCCACCCCGTCCGTTTGGCCGCTCATACATGCTATCGCGCCACGTCGAAATGTCGTTTTTATCTACCTCTCCAATCAATTTGGCCATCAAATCAGGGTAGCGCTCCTTCAGCGTCTTGATCCGCTTGGATTCATTTTCTGCGGAGTCCTTATTTACAGTGACTTTTTTCTCATATTCATCCAGCAGCCCAGCAAAAGTAATACGTTTGGCTGGCGGGATTTTTGCCTCAGCTTCCCGAGCAGCCTCCCATTCCTTGCATTCACGCTTCGTGGAGAAGGTCGCAGACAATCTCTGCCCGCGATTAAAATACTGGATCCGGAATCCGTTCTTGGTCTTTTGTATGCTGGCCATAGCGTGGGTAGTTTCTCGGTTTATTTTGCGTAGTGGATGGGTAGTTTTGTCTCATATTCTATTCCAAAAAGACAAAACAAATCCAAAGCAGAACCGATAACGCTATGATTTTTCAGTATTTTTATAATTTTGATTAACCGCATAAAGTATGCTGGCCTCGCCGACAGGAATCGAACCTGTAATTGGCCCTTAGGAGGGGTCGGTTATATCCATTTAACTACGGCGAGAACGCATATTGCAGATGTCATCTTCGACCAGGGTGGCCGATATGCCGCTACCTGAATCCAGACGCAGGGCACCCGGCATTATATGCGAAATCAACAATTTGATGTGCGACCGCTGCGCGTAGCGAGGCCAAATAAACCCCTTTTTGTGCGCAAAGACGCTCTTTTTACCTGCCCTGTTGCCAAAACTCAACCGTCATTGGCGACATTGACCGCATTGGCCTGCAACAGTTCCACCAGCACCTGGGGATTGAGCGCCAGCAGGTATCCGCGCCGCCCCCCATT